TTCAAGGTCACAACCTACAAGATGTAAATGTAAGAGATGTGATAAAAAGTGGATGACAGTGAAGAATCCTAAATATGATTATACAAATATATTTAAAGAACCAATATTTATTTGGCGCGAAATAAAAAACTAAAAACAGTTGTGTATGTCAAATAAAAGTTGTAAATTTACATAATGAAAAGCTTCAAAACAAAAAAATTAGATTTCAATACTGACGACTACGATAAATTATCTATTTCAGAATTAAAAAGAACAGCAGACTACTGGTTAAGACAATATCTACTTAAAAGAGAAGGTAATTTAAACTACTTACATTGTCCACTCAAAAATAGAAGTTATCCAGTAAACTACATGGAATGTGCGCACTACATAGACAGAGCGGTAATGAATACAAGATATGATTTAACTAATGTTCATCTAGTCTCAAAACAATCTAATTCTTTTGATGCACAAGTACAGGTTGAAGGGTATAAATCACTTCACCACAGAGACTTTGAGCAATATTTAGGAGAAATAATAGTGAAAGATTTGCTCGAAAAAAGTAAAATATTGAAAGTATTTCAAAGAGAAGATTATATAGAGATAATAAAAAAATTTAGAAGTGAGAATTAATTTTTTACAAAAACTTAAAGATAAAAATATAGATTATCAACTTGGTAAATATAAATTATTAAATGAAGTATTCTCATGGGAGGCTAGATGTTTAGTTTTAGATGATTTTGGATGCGAACACGAACTTTTATTTAAATCTTTAATGAAGTGTCAGTCTTTAACTATTGATTCGGCATTAGATAAGAGAAAGTATTTAGTAGAGCTGTTAAAAAGCAAAGGTTATTATAAAAATTACACCATAATAGGGGATTATATACTTGGCTCAAAAGAAATAGAAGTTATGACAAATTATGGTATTTGTAAAATAAAACCAAATACTTTATTACTTGGAAAGTTTCCCAACATAAGAAGTGCGGTTAATAAGACAGAATACTTTATTAATATGTCAATAGAAAGACAGGGTTTTAAATATAGTTATAATAATGTTGTTTGGATCAGCGCTACTAGTAAAGTAGAGATAGGTTGCAATGTTACTGGTCATGGGACATTTTGGCAAACACCTAATAATCATTTAAATGGAAGAGGTTGTGATAAATGTAGAACGGATAGCAGAAGTAACAAAGCTTTAGGATGGTCTTTAAGTATGTGGATAGATAGAGCGGAAAAGTCTAAAAATTTTGATTCCTTTAAATTATACATATTGAGATGTTGGAATGATAACGAGGAATTTTATAAAGTTGGTAGAACTTTTACTACTGTATTTGAAAGATATAATAATAGGTTTTCGTACAATTACGAAATAATAACTGAACAAGTTATGACTGCCGAACAATGTTACAAAAAAGAAATAAAAATAAGGTCTTTAAATAAAGATAATAGGTATAAACCACTTAATAAATTTAATGGTTATACTGAATGTTATAAAATAATAAATAATTATGAGTGATACACATCCATTTTATAAACTTTCAGAATTAATTGACAAATATAACGGAGAAAGAAACAGTTTAGACATAAAACAGTTACAGGATTTGCGTGAAGATATTGCTTTAACACTATTTTATTTATCAGACTCATGTTCCCAAACTATAGCTAATGCCGAATCAAAAGATTATGATAGAAAAAGGTTTTATGCTGAAAGAGAAGAATATTATAGGAGAGATATTGATGAAAGAACAGGTAAGAATTTCAATGTAGCTGATTCAGAAAGACTGGCCAGATTAGATTCTAAAGAAGTGGATGATGCTTGTGCATTTGCTTTCAAACAAAAAGAAAGAGCAAGATTAGTAGTCTTGGCAACACAGCAGATTTTAAATAGTATTTCAGGACGTATTTCCCAATTAACCAAATAAATATAATGGCAAAAAAAGATTTAGACAAAGCATTTGAAAAAGTAGATTTTCTTTACGCAAAAGGAGCAATTGTAAATTTAAAAAAGAATCCTAGATATACAGAAAAAGTCCTAACCGAAAGACCAAGTATTGATTGGGTAACAGATGGAGGATTACCTAAAGGAAGACTTATTTTAATAGCTGGAGAACCAAGTGCAGGAAAAAGTTCTTTGACAATTCAAATTGCTGAAAAACTAGGAGATAGAATTCTATACGGAGATACAGAGGCCACACTCACATCAGATTATCTGGAAGACTTAGGTGCAGATCCTGCTAAATTTGATCACTTTATTCCTGAAACCACTGAGTCAATGAGTAATGTAATTAGATCTCAAATACCTAACTATGATGTTATTATAATTGACTCTATTAATAATTCTGCATCAGGAGAGCAATTACAAAAAACAGCAGAAGAAAAAACTATGGCAAACCGCGCCAACGTTCTATCAAGTCAATTACCAATATGGATTAGTTTAGCAAATCAATATAACACAACCATTATTGTATTATCACAAGTAAGAGATAATATGAATAAGACAAACAAATATAGCCCTGATACAGTAATTCCAGGAGGAAACAGTTTACACCACAATAGCTCATTAACATTGGAGTTGTTTAAGTCATCTAAAAAAGAAAAAGATGAAAAAGGAAATCTTGGAAATAAAGATAAGATTGTAGAAGGAAATATGGTACGTATTAAATGTACTAAAAATAAAGTTGGTAAAGTGAATAGAGAAGTTGCAATTGAATTCACTTACGGTAAAGGATATACAATTGAGGCTGATATTGCTTCCGCAGCAAAAAGATTAGGAGTTTTAGAAATGGCGGGAAGTTGGGTAAAATACAAAGGTACTTCTCTTGTACAAGGTATGGATAATTTAGTACCTATGTTATTTGATAATCCTGAATTACTTGATGAGTTAAAGAAAGAAGTTGAGGAAAAAATGGCCGAAAAAGAAGATTAAAGACTTATTTAAGTGAACAACAAAAATAAAAAAGCTATCAACAGTGGAGAAGTTCTTACTATAAAACTAAAATATTTGTCAGTTAAGACTTTCTGACTGTTCATAAAATACAATCAAAAATGGAATACTTAGAATACTACAAAGAGATGAAAGACACAGTAAAAGAAATCCAGGAATTAGAAACTAAAGTTTACTATAATATGGGTAAACACTCACAATTAGTAATAGATTTATTTGAAGAGATTACAGAGGATATAGAGGAAGAAGATTTCAGTGTTGGAGCTACTTTATACCGTTTATATAATATTCTTGAAATTTTTGATCCCGCGAAAAAAGATGATATAGAAGTTTTAGAACAGTTAAAAGAAAAGTTAGAACGAATAAATAAAGTAGTACTATGACACCAAAACAAAACTACAAATATACTAGGTTGGATATTTTTAATAAGTTCTTTTTTCGTTAGTTACGGAGCAAATATTATTTGTGCTTCAATCTTTTTCGCCGCTAATTATATAATTAAAAGTTTAGATAAATATGATAGAAAATCCTAAAGACATAGAAGATTTTAATAATATGTATAATAAGTTAAATTTAGTTATACCTCCAAATGAAATTTACATAGATTTAAAATGCCAAGATTACTTTTGGGATATGTTTATTAATAAGCATCTTGAACTATATAAACCTATGGAATTAATATTTAACCCTAAAATAAATATTGAAAAAATTAAATTTAAAACTATCTTCTTACCTGAGTATGGAAATATATCAAGAATAATATGACACAAATAATTTATGCTTTAATAGATACTGACGGAGATATAGTTTGCGCATTTTTAGATATTATAACTGCGGAAAGAGAAGCAAAAGAAACAGGTTGTGACTATACAACTATAAATTTATATTCATGAAATACTACGCAATAACAGAAACAGCTCCTATACCAATTTATATAGAGCCAAAAATTCACTCAGAAGATATGTACAGAATTATGGATGAAATGAAAAGAGGAATGTATTTTGACACAGTAAATCCAGAATCATTACCTCAATTTATGACAATTCCAATGTCTGAGGAGACTTATAAATTTATTTCTTCTGTTGCCAATATTTATTCTACAAGTTTCGGCGAAAAAGAATATGAAATAAATAAAGTGAAATTTAAGATATTCACAGAAGAAGAATACGAATTAAGATATGGTAAATTAGAATAAACAAAAATATGAAACACATAATAGATAGAGTAATTACAAGAACTCAAAAAGAAGGTAATTCAGAAAACGTAAAAGAAATAGGTAAACATGTATATAATGAATTATTAGAAAAATATTACTGTAATAAACCTACAGTAAAAGATTTAGAATTACTATTCTACGATTTAAATTATGATGTAGATAAAAATCTTGAAACACATCTTAAAATACAGTCTACTTTTGAGTTACTTAATCATTTAGAAAAGTAATTTATATGAACAGATTTAAATGGTGGCGAAAATTTAAAGGAGGAGAATGGTTTTACAACAGATATATTTTTGACTTAGGCAGAGGAGTAATATATGTTTACGAAAGACAATTACCAAAATTTGGATGGAGTTATAATATAGAACAATACAACGAAAAATGGCCGTAAAAAAAGAAACAGTTAATTGGTTTTATAAAGGAAAAGAGGTTAAAAATATAAAAGACTGTGAGCCAAATGCTCTAGGATTTATATATGAAATAACCAACTTAACTAAAAATAAGCGTTACATAGGTAGAAAGACAATAATGAAACCTAATTATACAAGTGGAATAAAGAAAGGACAATCTAAAGGAGTTTATCCATTTACTGATTATTGTGGTAGTTCTAAATCTTTACTAGAAGACATTAAAAACGGTGATCAATATTCTAAAGAAATTATACGTTGGTGTTATTCAAAAGCAGAATTAACTTACTATGAAAGTCAGGCCATATATTGTTCGGACAGCCTTCTAAGTGAAGATTTTTACAATTTTTGGTGCAAGGCCACTGTGTATTCTAAACATCTAAATCCCGCGAAAAAAGAAAATAAATAATAAAAAATATGATAAACAAAGTAACATACAAAGAAGAACCAACATTATTCGATGATATCGTAGAGTTCTCTATTGAAGAGAATATGGATCATAGACGAGGTAGCAGTTTTTATAGAGACGAGATTATTGAATTCATAGAAGAAGATAGTAAGCATTTTCCTGATATTAAAGATTTTGAAAAATATATAGGAACTTGGAGGACTAATAATGTTATTTGGAGTGAAGATGATGGCTTTGACACTGATTACACATCACTGATCCGAGTTAAACAAAAAGAAGTAGTAACTTATGAGTGGGAGGAAGTAAATGAATAAATTAATAGAAAATTATAACAGTTCTTTAGAAGCCTTGTCTCAGTATTTTGAATGTGAATATTTTGGAAACTATGTAATACAAGAGTGTCCAGAAGATTATTGGGAAGATTTTGGGGAAGAAATACAATATGGAAAA